TCCGGGAGTACCACACTCACTTCCGCCTCATGTTCCTCACTAGCCTCATCAGGTGTTGTAACTGCTGCCTCGATGTCCACTGGAACTATCTCTGCCAGCGGCACTTCAACCTTGGCTACAGCCAACTGCACCAACTTAAGTGTTAGTGGTGTCGCGTCTATCCCCAATACTTACGTCGCTGGCCTTCTCGATGTCACAGGCTCATGCACTGTTCACACCAACGAGTTAATATTGGGTAACTTAGACGTCACAGGTACCACAACATTTAATGGCAACTCTGTTATGAGTCAATCATTAACTGTTGGTACCAACTTAACATGTGGAACCATTACCTCCCCAAATTTATTGAGGTATTGGGGACTTCTCTCTTCTACCGTCGCGAATTTTGTATTTCAAATTAGTTATCGCCAATATAGTTATATCATCGTGCAACCCAACCTCACGGGCTTATCTCTCATTATTAATGAGGATAACTCCCCTCCTAATCCCTTTGTTATTCAGGTGGTGTTCGCTGCTTACCCTAGCTCCGGGAATCTCACCGTTAGTGTTAAAGCACTCAGCGGTTCCCTCTATCAGTTGGGGTATGGCGGTTCGACTTCCGTCACACTTAACTACAACAACAATCACTCCCTCACTATATTTGGTGGCTTTTATGCCAATGCACCGGGCACATTTAGCACTTATACTGGTACTCCGTATTACCAAATTTTACTAAGCGTATAGGCCATTCTCGATGTCATCTGGCCAACTGACACAATCCCCCCCCCCTTACCGGAAAGCTGTATCCAGCAAAACCCGTCATGAATATGTCACTATCTAATTTGCAGAAAGTGATAAGGCGTGATACGCACATGGCTTACAAGGCTGACAACCATGTTCAAAAAGGTGCTCTTGCTGATGACGACGAGCCCGATGAGCAGGATTCTCCTGGTGAAGGCGAAGAAGAACCTGACGATCCCCCCCCTGATGATGAGACCGTCTTTGGCATGAATCCAAGAAAGTTCAAGAATGGCCCTACTGACGAGCCGAAGAAGGATGATCTACCAAAGAAAGTCTTTAGGCAAGCCTGCGACCTCAAGTCCGTTATAGCCAATTCGACACATCCCCGTGTCAACCCCCCCTATACAAGCAAGAGGATCATTAAGCTCCCCGCTGACCTGGAGAGGTTCAGCGACGCACAGCCTTATTCCTACGACAATTATGTGGTTATGCTTCGCATCCTTTTCTTTAAGGAGAAGCAATACATGAACCCATTCGATAAGAAATATTGGCCACCCTATACTATTGATCTCATCGACCACCTACACAGCGCTCACGCTATTATGGGTAATCGGGAGCATCGCCAACTTAGCGAGGCTGAGAAAGAAGCAATCCATAGGATCCGCCGTCCTTACCTTCTCGCACTCAAAGCTCTCCCTCCCCCTGGCGATGCCACAAAAATTTATGCCGCCAGGCATAAGGCTAATCAAAAGAAGTCTGAATCTGCTCCTACCGATAGGTATGAAGCTCGAGACAGACTTACTACACTCCTTACTCCCTTTGGTTACTCGCCGCAGGAGCTAAGACGATCAACTAAGAACTAGATCCATGATATTGGGTCATTGCTGACGGGAAGCACTCAGGTGGTACCCCAGCACTCTCACCCACACGGACGGTTCTAGAATTTACGTAGCTAATCCCTTAATTGGAACTACGGCGCATGATATCACCCCCCCCCCTACTAGTAGGAAAGCTGTATCCAGCACAACCTCCCCTGACTTATAAGACTATTAATATATGTCCTCATCAGTCATGCCACTGTTTTCTAGTTGTATCAACAAGAAAGCCGTTACACCTAAGCAGTTCGGTAGTAACTTAGGAACTGGGAAGCGTGGAGTCGAGACCACGGCATCCCCATTATGGTTAGGAGGAAGATCTGTAGCTAGCAGAGAGCGGAATGTGTATAATTCCGTATACCTGTATTTCACGCAACCACCCTTCGCAGTGTGGTCGCGATGTGAAAAAGAGCCTCAATCGTCAAGGTCCTATTCCCCCCCGGTACTTGGTGTTACACAGAGTAGCTCCATAGTGCCATTCCACGGTAGTGTTCCTCCACTACCTAAACCAAATTATGGTTCCTGTTCCGCTTCGGGCAGGGACCCTGAGACCCTGCGTCCCTCATCGCTAAGCGGCTCACATGGAGAGTGGACTAACTCCGACGACGTAGATAGAGCACTTAAGGACCTATCTAAGTGTGTCGCCGAGCCTGCCCCACCCAAATCCCAGTCACTTTTGGTTTCAGCCAAATCGCGGGATGCCGCCAAGAAGAAAGGTGACGAGGCCGAAAGACTCTTTATCCAGCGGCGTACTGCCAAGGAAGCAAAGAACCACGTGCACAAGAAGGCTAGCGGTAAAGGTGGCGGTGTCAAGAGGAGTCCAGCAGAATTTGTCCCAGCGTACCGTGGGGTATGTTGCTACTTTGCTGCCTCCGGCAAATGTGAATTTGGGGAATCGTGTAGTAAATTACACCATGGCCCTGAGGTAGACAGATTCAGGGAACTTCTCGCTAAAGAGATGGAGCTTAAGGCCCTACCTCCTCCCAAGCCAGTACCTCCACCTGCCAACCCCGCATCTATACTCCCCCTTCTCCAACCCTCTGCCCTTGGTAATCTTCCTGCTGGTAAGGTGTCCAATTCCGCCCACCACCTTGTTAAACAGGTTGTGGTGGATGACCATGCTTCCCACCCACATCCCCCCCAAGCCCCTGTTGACAGCTGCCAGAGTGCAAAGAACGCCCTCAGAGCTTTACCTGGAGCTGCTCCCCTAAGAAAGGAGTTCCAGGATAATACTTCCATAGTTCCTAGCTCAGGTTGGGTCGACGTGCCTCCGTCTTCCCCTATCTCCTCTACCTCGTCTTCCATTGGACCTCCCCTTTACCAGATCCCTAGCGACTGTTATCATAGGAGCCAACCAGGTGACAAGCCCCCTGGGTTTGTCCCACATAGTGGCACACTTGGTGACCCTGATTTGTATTCAGATTATCCTTGGGATCCCGCCAAGGGCGTCTTTTCTGAAAGGAATCCT